CAAGGTATATACGATGTTTATGGTTACATATTAGATGGGCCTGTTCAGTATGATTTCGATATGTCATTTATAAACATCGTACCTTTAATAGAAGCCTTTGGTGATAAAGCAGCAGGATGGGTAGCAACAATTAATTTAGAATCAACAGCAAGTGGAATAACTTACTGTGATATACCAACATAATGGAAAAAATAAACGGAGTACTTAAGGAATACGCAAGAGTCTTGGAAGAAGCATTGGTAGATGGTATCATCGAAAATGATTTAGTTCAAACAGGCGAGTTAGGTAGAAGCGTTCGTGTAAATTATGATGAGCAAAAAGAAATCTTTACTATTCGTATGGAAGATTACGGATATTACCAAGATAGTGGTGTAAGTGGTACAGAGGTAAGACAACCAAAGAACCCTGAATCTCTTTTTAACCCTGGCCAATTTCGTTCATCTGTTATTGGAGGTCCTCTTCCATTCCCTGTCAGAAAATCAATAGCAAAGAAAGGATTTAGACCAAGACCATTTATTAATACAGCAGTAGTAAGAACTTCTGCTAATTTAGAACAACCCCTTTTAGAAGCAGGTGCAGAAGATATAGATAACTTAATATTAGATATATTTAGAACCAACGGAGCAATAGTATAATGAATTCAGTAAATATAACCTTAGACCCAACCTATGTTAGTGTATCCAAGAACCCAATGGTATTTGTGGTTAGTGGTTCTAACATAGATGAATTTCAATATCAGTATGTGTTAGATGTAAGAACTTTTCCTGATAACACATTAAGAACAAGAATAAAACAATTTGCTAATCCATCAGGTGTAGCAATCTTTGATGTAGCTCATGTAGTAGATGAGTATATAACTCCACAAACAGATTATCTAACTATTACTGAGATTGATAATTTATTAGCTGATGGTGAGTATCAACAATTTAGAATAACAGCAGGAGAGGAGTATGGTACATCTCCTTCTTCATCAGTAACTCTTTATGATGGGAGTGGTGGTATAGGAGTACCTAACGTTACTGGCTCAAATGTAATCAATGGAGTTTATACTGCTTTCGCAGGAGCATTAGATATTACACCAGGCATATCAACTGGCGCTGGTGGAGGTTGGAACTTTGGTGATTACTTTGATATCAATTCTGGTCAGTATATGATGACCTCTTTACCTTCATCTACTTATAAAGCATCAGCCTTAAATCATAAGATGGGTAGAAATGATTACGCACTCTTACCAGTCTTTGATGCACAGACAGATATATCAAATAACAATACAGTTGTACAATTATATAATTCAAGTAATTCTATAATAGCATCTACAACATTAGGAAGAAGTTCTGCAGGAAGATATCTAAATTACTTACCTGTTGGTACACAAAATATGATTGATGGTGGGTTCTTTACACAAGCACAAGTAAATCAAGCAGCATGGATGAGAGTTAGGAATACTGCAACTACTGCAATAGATAAGTGTTATACAATAGAACCTTGTACAAACAATTACGAAAGAAGAAACTTTTTGTTTGTTAACAAATGGGGATTGTGGGAAAACTATGGTATGAACTTGCCAATAAGAAGAAATACAAACATTACAAGAGATGAGATAACGAAAACAAACATTCCTTGGTCATCTCTAACAGGTACGAACTCATATGATAGAAGAGGTAAGGAAGCTTACAACCAATCGTTTGATGATAGATACCAAATCACTACACCTTTTATAACAGGCGATGAAGCTCAGTTGGTAACAGAACTAATTGAATCACCACAAGTGTTTTTACAATATAATACTTTAGATATGGGATTAGGAGTTGAACTTTCTAAAACATTTATACCTGTTAACATTATGAACTCATCATATACTGCTAAAACAAATAACTTACAGAAAGCATTTCAATACAATATAGAATACAAATTATCTAACGATAGACCTAACAATTAAGATATGAGTGTTATAATAAGGGTAATATACGAAGATATAACTTACGATTTAGATATTGAATCCCAATCTCCTATTCGTTTAGATGTATCTGCTATTGAGAATACTGAAATCGGAGAGTTCTTCGGTGTTGGTTCTCAAAACTTTACATTGCCTGGCACTAAAACTAACAACTCATTCTTTAAACACGCTTATAACGTTGGAGCAGATGATGTACCAGCCTTTTCTAATACGATTGATGGTATGATAGTATCTAACTCTCAAACTATCTTAAAAGGGCAATTACAACTTATAGAGGTTATCAAAGATGAGAAGGGATATGTAAACTATAAGTGTACAATGACTGATGAGGTAGTACAGTTTAAAGATGCTATCCAAAACAAACTTATCAAAGATGCTGATTGGTCTCAATATACTCACACCTTAGATACAGGCTCTATTATAGATTCTTGGTCTAATAATTTATTAAATGGTGATGTTTTTTATCCTTTAGCAGATTATGGAATAGATGATCCAGAGAATCAAGGAAACTTTCCTATTTATGGTTTCTCAAATGGTGGTTCGGGTACTTACTTTGATAATGCCTTAACACCTATTAAACCTCAACAATTCTTACCTGCAGTTAGAGCTAAAGCAGTATTAGATTTAATTGCTGCTCAAGCAGGATTTTCAACTTCTGGTGATTTTATCAATAGTGGTAATTTTTCTAACTTAATGATTTTACCTAAAGGGCAAGAAGAAATGGGTATTGTTGTTAGTGGTTCAGAACAACCTACTGGTTATGCAATCAATGATTATAATCAAGTTCTATCAGCACAATCAGGTCCTGCAATTGGAGAGAAGTTAGCTGCTAATACTATTGTAGTAGATCCTGTTGGTAAATTTAATGTAAGTGGTTCTCAAGGATATGTGTATTATGAAGCAGATGGTGTTGGAACTTATGAAGCAGCTGCACAGATTGGATTCTTTAACCCAATGTCATTCTCACAAGGTGAAGTACAAGTAGATTTAAAATTAGTAAGAGGTAGTTTCCCCTTTTCCTCAACAGTAATTGCAACACAAACTAATTCATTCAAATCAACAGATGGTTTCCAAACATTTACAATGAATGTAGGTGGTTCTTGGAATTCTTCTACAAGTGAAGATGTATGGGTGTATGTAGATTATTATCAACTATCTGGTACTCCATCACTATACAATAATTTAAATTTAATCGGATTTAATTCTAAATTAGAAGTAACAGTAGCGCCTGCAAACTTTGTTGGAGCTACCGTTGATATGTCATTACAATTTCCTTCTGATTTAAAATCTATTGATATCTTGACTGGTTTAATAAAACAATTTAACTTAATTGTTTATCCTCACGAAACAGAAGATAGAACAATTGTGTTTGAACAGTTTGATAAATGGATTAGAGAAGGTGAGAAAAAAGATTGGACTGATAAATGGGATACAGCAGAGAGAGTAGCAATAAACCACACCGTAGATGAAGAACCTGCGGAATTGTTGTTTAGTAACGCAGATGATAATGATAGATTCTCAGTAGAAGCAAAAGAAAGTGAACCTTACTACCAATATGGTACTTTAAGAGTTCTTGCAGATAATAACGTATCACAAGGTAAACAAGAAATAAAAAACTCATTTGCTCCCGTAGTATTAGGTGGGCCTTTTATTTATGATTCTGAAAAAGCAGATGGTACTCCTACATACAATATTGATTTAGGTTCATCATTTGGTTTCCCACACTTATATAAGTTTGATAATAACGGATTAAAATCTTATAAGTTTAAACCAAGATTAGGATATAAAGTAAATAATAGTTTACCTTCTGGCTCTCAAATAGTAATTGGTAATGATGCATCTGATAAAACTATTCTTAGTGGATTTGATAGAGTTGGAACTATTGCTAATGTAAATGGTTTAGCAGCAAGAGATGGTGATGCTGATTTACATTTTAACAATACCTACTTTAAGTTTGTAGGACCTGGTCTAAACTTGGGTAATACTGAATCTAACTTTGATGTTTATTGGAAAACTTACATAGATTCTTTATATTGGGATGGTAACAGAAAAGTAACACTCGATATCTTATTCTCAGCTGATGAGTATAAGGATATAAAGTTAAATGATATTATCTTTATTAAAGACCAACAATATAGAATAAATAAAATTAGTGGATTAAACGTAGTAAAAGATGATGTAGTAACAGTAGAACTTATTCGTTTATTCCCAGCTTATTATCAGAATAACCCTGATTGTGATTTCTCTGTTAATGCTACTCAATTAGATTGTGATTTTACATTTGAAGCAATTGCA